TTTATAGTAACAATAACAGTTTTAAGGCAAATATAGTAATTAATTTTGTATTATGAACTTTAAGTACATTAAAAATATTAGTGAAGATGAAGCAACTATTTTACTTTATAGTCAAATAGGGGATTCAGTTGATGCTAGTGGAAACTATGTAAGTGGTATTTCAGGAAGTGCTTTTGCTTATGAAATGCAGTATTTACAAGATAAATGTAGTAAAATTAAGGTACGAATTAACTCTATCGGTGGCTCCGTATTAGATGGTTATTCTATTGTTTCTGCTATCCTTAATTCAAAAGTACCTTGTGATACCTATATAGATGGTTTAGCTGCTAGTATTAGTGGCGTTATTGCTATGGCAGGCAAAAAGTGTTACATGGCAGATTTTGGAACTTTAATGTTACACAATCCTAGTGGCGGCAATGATACTGCTGTTTTAGACTTAGTTAAAAACACTTTGGTAACAATTTTTGAACAACGTACTAAATTAACTGCTGAAGAAATATCTGTAATGATGGACAGGGAAACATGGTTGGGTGCTAATGAAGCATTAAACATGGGTTTAGTAGATGAAGTTGTTACAAGTGTAAAAAAATACAAAGTTAGTAAATCAGAAAGCCTTAGCAATATGGCTATAATTTATAATAAAATCATAAATAAACCAAACATGGAAAAAATACAAAATGTATTGAAACTATCCAATGAAGCAAGTGAAGAAACTATTGTTTCAGCTATTGAAGAAAAGGATATTAAAAATGCTGAGTTACAAGCAGAAGTTGATAGATTAAAAGCTATCGTTGATGCAAACGAAGCTAAGGAAAATGAAGCTAAAGAATTAGCTGCAAAAGAATTAGAAACTAAAGCTATTGAGTTAGTTGAAAATGCCATTAAAGCAAAAAAGATTTTAGAAACTGAAAAAGATTCTACTATTGAAATGGCTAAAAACAACTTTGAATTTGTAGCTAATATGATTAGCAAAATTAATAACGTTAAAGATGCTGTAAAAGTATTTGATGTTAAAAATGTAGCTAAAAATGAAGAACGTAAAGACTGGACAATTCGTGACTGGGAGAAAAAAGATCCAAACGGATTAGTAAAAATCAAAAATGAAACTCCAGAAATTTACACTGAAATGTATAACCAATTTTATAAAAAATAAAAACAAATGAAAAAAATCCTATCAATTTTAGCAATTTTAGCAGTAGTATCTATTAATGCTCAAACAACTAAAGTAATTAACTACCCATTTGGTGCAGCTCAAACTTTTACAGCAGCAGCATCTGGAACTGTTGCAGTTACTATTTCAAATCAAATGGCGGTTATGTCAGCTCCTACATTAACGGCAGCGGCTACATTATCAATCACTGCTGCTAGTTCATTAAAAGCAGGTGCTATTCTTTTAGTAGCTGTTAAAACAACTGCAACAGAGGTTACAACTTTTGCAGGTTCAGTAGTTGCTCCAGCAGTAACAGGAGTATCTGGTAAAACTTGGACACAAGCATTTTTATACAACGGCACTAATTTTTATCCAATGGGTGTTAAACAACAAGTAGATTAATAAAAACAAAAAACAATAAACTTAAAAACTAAAAATCATGGCATTAGACAGAGAACAATGGTTATCAGATATTCAAGAGAACCTTTTCAAAAACAACGCAATTATTAATCGTGCAGTAAATCACGATGGATTTGTAAATTACAAAACAGTTCATGTTCCACAAGCTGGAGCAAATCCAACTATTTCTAAAAACTTAGGTTCATTCCCTGCTACAATTTCACAAAGAACTGATAGCGAATTAACTTATTCAATGGACACTTACTATGTAGAGCCTATCCATATTGAAAGAGGTCAAGAAACATCTTATATCTCTTATGATAAGCGTATGAGTGTTTTAAACCAACAATTAAACACTTTAGAAGAAGTTATTACTAACCACGCTTTATACAAATGGGCACCAGCAGGTGCAGGAACTTTTGTTAAAACAACTGGTTCTGCTGTATCTTCTGCATTAGCTCCATCTGCTACATCTACTCGTTTAGCAATTACTTTAGCTGATATTTTAACTGCAAAAGGAATTTTAGATGCTGCAAACGTACCACAAGAAGGACGTATTTTATTAATGCCATCTTCTATCTATAACGGTCAGTTATTAGCTATCCAAGATGTTTACAGAATGGATTCTTACGGTCAATCTGCTTTACCTTCTGGTGTTGTAAACCGTATTCATGGTTTTGATATTATGATTCGTTCAACAGTAGTTGTTTATGATAATACAGGTACTCCAGTATTAAAAACTGTTAGTGATGCAACTGGTGCGCCTAGTTCACCTGCTTCTACTGATAATTTAGCTTGTTTAGCTTACCACCCTTCATTTGTTGCAAAAGCAAAAGGAAGTGCAGATGTATTTGTAAACGAAAACGATCCTGCTTACTATGGTTCTATTTTATCAGCTTTACAAAACTTTGGCGCATCTAAAATGCGTACATCTCAAACCGGTATCGTAGCTATCGTACAAGCTAACTAATATTAATCTTTAAGGGTGTGGAACTAAAAAGCCACACCTTTATATAATACCCTTAAAAAATGGATTTAAAACAGGCAAAAGAGTTAGTTAAACATGATGTCGATGGGCATAGTATTGTTTTAGTAACAAGTAATAAAGCGGTGTTTTTCTTAGAAAATGAAAGTGAAATTTCAAATGTAGAAGAATACGCTAAAAGCAATAAATTAGAATTATTTGTTGTAAAAAATGAAGTATCTGAAGAAGTATCTGAAAATAAACCAAAAAAGAAAAAATAACAATTTAAAATATTATAAATGGCAAACGACGTTATATTTAACAAGGGACAAGGCGGTTTAGGTAGACCATTAGCTGGAACAGATTATATATCTGGAGCTTTATTCTACTCTGCTACTTTGCCAAGTGGATTTGGAGCATCTGATAGAATTAAAGTAATTTATTCTATTGAAGATGCTGAAAATCTTGGAATATTAGATGATTCATCCGATGCAACAGCTAGTACGGCAACTGATTTATGTACTACTAAATTTACAGCAGGTGATACTTATAAATTAACTTGTGCTATTATTGATAGTACAAATCCAACTCCATCTAAATCTGCCAATGGTACGGTTACTTTATGTAATTTTACAGCAGTTACAGCAGATGCGGTTTCAACTTCAACAAGTGCTACTAGAATTGCAGCAGAGATTAACTTAGGAACACCAACACATGGATTTAGTGCAGTTGCAAATACAGCAACGGTAACTATTACAGCTCCAAAAAATCAAGGTGTATTTTTAAATAGTGGTACTCCTTATGTAAGAACTATTACAGGTGCTTTTGCTGGAACATTAACACAAAATGTAGTTGCAGGTGTAGCTTCAGAATTAGATATTATGCACTATCATATTTCTGAGTTCTTTAGAATACAACCAAAAGGTAAATTGTATGTTGGTGTTTACGCTACTGCGGATGCTACAACATTTGCAAGTGTAACAACTATGCAAAACTTTGCACAAGGTGAAATTAAGCAATTAGGTATTTATCAAAAAACTACTCCATTTGCTACAAGCCAAACTACAACTTTACAAGCGGTTTTAGATGCTTTAGAAACTAATCATAAAACTATTTCATCTGTTGTTTATCAAGCTGAAATTAGTGGAACAGCTGATTTAACAACTTTAGCAAACTTAAAACTATTAAGTAATAAAAATGTAAGTGTTTCAATCGGTCAAGATGGAGATAATTTAGGTTTTAAATTATTTAAAGCAACTGGTAAAAGTATTGGTAGTATGGGTACTCAATTGGGTGCTATCGCCTTAGCAAAAGTAAACGAAAGCATTGCATGGGTAGCTAAATTTAATGTAGCTGCTGCTGAATACGATGTTTTAGCATTTGCTAATGGAACTTTATATACATCTTTATCAGATGGAAGTATTGTAAACTTAGAAAACTTTGGTTATAACTATGTTAAAAAGTATGTAGGAAGAACAGGTTCTTATTTTACAAAACCAAATACATCTATTGCTTTAACTTCTGATTATACTTATGTGTATAACAATAGAGTAATTGATAAGGCTATCAGAGGATTAAGAGCTGCTTTATTACCTAGTTTAGCTAGTCCATTAGTAGTTAATGCAGATGGTACTTTATCTGAAGATACAATAGGATTTTTTAACTCACTTTGTGATAGAAGTTTAGAAGTAATGCAAAGAGATTTTGAATTATCTGATTTTAGCGTAACTATTGATCCATCACAAGATGTATTAACTGATAATGAATTAACAATAGCTGTAAAATTAATACCAGTAGGTGTAGCAGATACAATTACTGTAAATATTGGTTTTGCATTAACAATTTAAAATATATTAAGACATGGCATATCCAATAGTACCGTTAATTAACGGAAAATCATACGAGTGGGCAGATATAATTGTAAACGTTTTAGGTTTACCAATTATAGGTATCACTAATATTGAATACGAAGAAAAGCAAGGTATGGAGAATATTTACGGGGCTGGACGTTTTCCAGTATCTCGTGGATATGGTAAAATCGAACCTACTGCAAAGATGACTATTTTAATGGAGGAATTAGAGAATATTCAAACGGTAGCCCCACAAGGTCGCATCCAAGATATTCCTGAATTTGACATAGTAGTTATGTATGTAGATGCTGCATTAGTTACTCGTAAACACGTTTTAAAGAACGTTCGTTTTATGAATAACAAAAGAGCCTCATCAAGTGGAGATACTTCAATACCAGTAGAATTAGAATTAATTATATCACACGTTCAATACTTATAATTTAATTTTGTATATTTGCATAACCTTAAAAAAAAGTTATGAAAACAAGACAAGAATTAGATTTAGAATTTGAAAAATTCTC